CTTTCTTTTTGTGCAGCCAATGTGTCATAGTAAATGCTCCCCAACAGCGGAAGCAGTAGGACAAAGACCAGCACCATAGCAACTAATGCGACTAGAAACCCCATCTTACCTTTCGATCCATTATTAGAAGGCTGAAGAACAGGATCAGGTAAAGGACGAACACTAAACAGGCTACCCCGTAGATTGCCTTGTCTTGGATTGCGCTGATTACCCTTCTGCGTTGCCATTCAACCTCTCGTTGTTTCTTTTCCTGGGCCAACCTTGCTTCTTCTTGTTCAGCAATGATGATGACCCTCATTTGGTTCACCCTGGTGTACAAGTTACCCAACTCTGGGGGTGACTGATACACCATAATCTCACGAATCTCTTTGGCTAACTTCTCAAACTGCGTCTTGGCAAGTTCCCTGTTTAGCGCCGACTCCATGATGTTTTGACTTGGGTCATAAACAGTTTTAGACTTCTCTTCTTCTTCTCTAATGTGGTCTGCAAGCTGTTGCTGAACCTTGAAGAACTGCGAGAGATTAGCCGCCAAGTCAGCCACAACTCTACCTTCATCCCAAATTTCGGCCTCTGCCTTTTTTGCTTTGGCTGCAACTGGAGTTGCTGTGGGTTGAGGCTTTTTCTTCTTGAAGAACCCAAAGAAACCACCCACCTCTTCAGCAATAGCCGTAACCTCTTTAACAGTCTTCTGGGCTGCGGCAACAGTTCCCTTGACCTCTTTATAGAGTTCACAGCCTTTGCGAATAGCTGCGACACAGCCATTTGCCATTGCCAGAAGGGTGAGAGGATCAATGTCTTGCTCCTGTTAAGGTTCTGTTCTTGCTTTGTTTATACCCGCCGCTTTTTCTGCACGATTCAAAGATGCCATGATCTTGGCTTTTGTCTTGTTGTTCTTCATCTGCATATTGGCGGCTCTGAGGATGCTAATGACAGGCAGTGGAAGACCCGTGAAGGCGGCAGTCGCACCCGCCTCACCCATAGCCGCCATCAATGCACCAGCAGTTCCAGAGTTGTTGATTAGAGTCCCTGGCGGCACTGTATTGACATACTTGGCAACCTCATTCAAGTCACGAATCATCTGGGCCTTTTCCTTACCCAAAATAATATCGAGCCTGTTGTTTGCGTCAAGTGAATTGACTGCTTCATTGAGTTTTGCCACTGAAACAATCGGGCGACCAGATGAATCTGTTTGCATTCCTTGGGTGGCAAGACCCTCAATGTGCTTGATGGTTGCACCCTGCAACTCTTTCCAGGCTTGTCTTCCATCATCCCCACTGGTGATCAAAACACGTTTAAGGAATGTGATTTCCTCTGGTGATGCCTTTACAATTGAACGATCGAATACCCGACTTGCCTCAACTTTCGGGTCATCCATCCCTTTGCGCTTGGTGACTAGATTGGCAACAATTGCCCTGTTTTCATACTTCCTGGCTTGTTCTTGACGCAATACCCTGGCCTTGGCATAAGCGTTACCACCCAGGCCAGCAGTTGCCTCATCCAAAGAAGTCTTCATCTGGCGACCAAACAATTGGTTTGTTGGGTCAAATCCAGTGGCATTGCTGATTGATCTACGCAACAACTCAGAATCTTTTAATGTTGCTGGCAATGCTTGCACAGTCCCATCTGGCAATTCTTGCAAAATGCCAAGCTGAACACCTTTTTGCTTGGCAACCTTCAAAACTGGTGCAACCTCAGACTCTGGGATTGTCTGATTGATCAGCTTTGCAAAGTTGTCCAAAGTAACTGGAGCCGCCAACTCACCCTTTTTTTCTGCATCTGTGTAGGCATTTCTTGTCAGAGTTTTTGCGTCCTTCCAACCCTGAGACAAGGCATCAATGGCTTTGTTTCCTGACGCATAAGGGCCAGCCATAGCATCAGCAGCACCAGTTTCATCAACCAAAGCATCAAAGTTCTGCAAGATTTGCAGGTTGTTTTCTTCCGCCCTTTGACGCAAAGGCGCACCCAATGGGCCTTTCATCTGTTCTTTTTCAAAAGCCAATTGTCCTGCCTCACGACCAGCAGCACCCTTGGTTAACTCCACAGGTACTTTCAAACCCGCCGCCGTTGTCATGCGTTGCAATTCCATTGAGGTTGCCGCCGCACCGCCAGATGCCCTGCCACCAATGGCGGTTGGCACTTCAGTCTCAAAGCCAAGACCTTCTCTAATTGCCTGTGTGCCACGCTGGAATGGCACAGCGGCGGCTCTGGCGGCTTGTTGTGCCGCCGCCCCACCTCTCAGTGCTGTTGCCTCAACAATCGGTGCGGCTTGTCTTGTGGCCTGAACTACTGCGCTTGGGGCCGTGATGGTTGGCATAACAGCGGGGAACATCTCACCTAACTTGCCAATGGCTTGCACCTGTTCCTGACCCTCTGGGGTAGTGGGCATATAGGTATAGCGTTGTGCGCCAGCAAGCATTGATTTCTCAATTGCGTCTGCTGCCTCTTTAGTGCCAAACTTACCTGCTTTGACTTGCTCAAGAAGACCCGTCAACCCGCCACCAATCATGCCGAAAGTGCCGCCGACAATGCCAGTTCCAAGCGTCAAGGCAGTCTCACCAGCACCAACCAACTGACGGGCAATGCCACCAGTTTCAGGTTCTGGGGTTCTTACTTGGGCTTGAGTTGCTCCAACATTCTCTTGTTGCCTAGCCATTTCAAAGGCTTGAGCAACTGTGTTGAACTCTGGAGTCCCACGCTTAGATTGGTTCTCGACAATCCAAGCGGCATATTCTTGAGCCGCTGCCATTATCTGCCTCCACGAATGATTGCATCTGCCTGTTGCATGACATTAGGCGCTGTGCCGCCCGTTGTTGGCCCTGACTGGCCTGGAATCATTGACACATTAGACTGACTGCGACCACCCGGAGTTGCCAAAGAATAACGCTTGTTCATGTCTTCAGCAATTCGCCCAGACAACTCATCAAAGGTTTCCCCAGGTCTTGCGGCATAGTCACCAGTGACAAAGGTATTCTTGGCACGACCCAAGACACCATTGTTTTGCGCCAACCAATCAGTCTTAGACTTATTCACAGCGGCATCAATGTCTTGCAATTTAGCCATACCACGCAAGAATTGAGATACAAACATGGGGTCTGCATTGGGTGGTGGAAACCCTGACAATGCCATTTGGATGTCTTTGTCAGTGGCAGGGCCAGGAGGCAATGACTTGATTGCGGCTTGGTTGATCAATCTAGTGTATTCCTGGCGCAGTCCAGTAGTTCCATCTTGGAAACCACCAGTCTTCTTCAAGAACTCATCCAAAGTCCCAAGAGCGCCATAACTGCCACCAGAGGTTTGAATGCGGTTGGCTAGGTCATTGAACTGGATTGCGGCCTGTTTGTTTGTGCCAGCAGCCACCGCCGCTTCATTGATTGACTTGCGGACATCTGCTGGAACCTCGTTGAGATTCTTATTGATGTTGGCGTAAATCTCAGTGACTTTGGCGTTAGTCAGTGCAGTGTCAAGACCAAGTTTGGTTGATCTTTCGCCAATCTGACTCTTGATGTTTTTGACATCCCATGTTGCTTGCGTAACTTTTAGTTGTGCCAAATCAAAGGCAAATCTTGCATTTGCCTGTGCAACTGTTGCATCAGCAACCTTCTTGGCGGCTTCAGCTTGTGCAACTGTTGGGGCAACATCAGCTTCAGCACCCTTAATCCTTGCCTCTGCACCCGTTTTAATTGCTTCCTGATTGGCTCTTTGTAAGTCAGCCGCCGCCTTCTGAGTTTTCGCTAGTGCCTCAAGTTCTGCACGACCCTCTGGGGATTGCAACAAAACAGGCGCAATGCGTTCATAGTCGAGCCTGAACTCTGCTGGTTTGTAACCCGTCACAGCAGAACGCAATGGGTTCCCAAACTCATCAACTTCAGGAACTGTTGCCGCAGATTGGCCTGAGATGGTTTCTGGGGCCATCATCAAGTTAGATGAGATCAACTGTCTAGCCTGTTGACTTCTCGCCATTGATTCAATACCCATCTGACGCTTACGCAACTCATCCTGGCGAGCCAAAGCCTGATCACTCAGATTTGTCAACTGCAAAGCCAATTCGGTATTGCCCATGTCACTTGCTCTTTGAGCCGCTTGAGCAATAGACTGAGGATCATTAATGTTCAATCCCCTGGTCAACTGTTGTTGCTGTCTAATCCTAACCAATTCTGGGTCTTCTACACCCATCAATCCACCCAATGCGCCGCCAACCTGTTGACCAGCACGATACAGCCCATAGGTTGCTTGTGCCCGTGGGTCTTGTTGAGCAAATGCCATTGCTTGCTTTTGACGCATCAAGTCACGCTGCTCTTGATACAACTCAGGAGTTACCCCAAACAAACTTCCAACAATTTCTGTTGCCATGATTTATCCTTAGAAATTAGCGTTTGTATCAAGTTGGCGGGTATTGGTTCCATAACCTGCGCCACTATTTAACCACTGTGCCAATGCTTGTTGCGCTTCAGGGCTATTTGCCAAGCCTGTCAATGCGGTTCCAAAAGGACTAACACCAGATGCCGCCTGAGTTGTTCTAGCGCCTAACAAGCCACCTTGAAGCAGTGTTTGTCCAACATTAGCACCAGCCTGGGCAGACCTGCCACCCAACTGTGCGCCAATATCCAAAGGTGCTTGACCCAAGGACTCAAGTGATGAACCTACGCCAACACCAGTGCTGAATGGCGCATAAGCACCCGTCAAGCCTTGCGTGTAGCTTCCAAGCAAACCAGCGCCAGAACCTAGCAAACCAGCACCAAACTGAACCTGTTGTTGACCAGCTTGAGTTGCCTGTGCTGCCAATGCCGCATCTTGTTGGGCCAAAGCGTTGTAGTAGGCTTCCATCTCAGGAGATGCCGCACCCAAACCACCTGCACCACTTGGACGCATACCAGTAGCGCCCACAGACAAGCCACCACGACCAGTGTTAAACAGTTGGTTTTGCAACTGAGCAAACTGACGCTCACGGCTAGGGGCCAACAAGTTTTGTTGCCTTGCCATGTAGTCAGCGGCGACCTGTTCAGGAGACTGAGCTAGATACTGTTGACCAAGGCCAAACAAGCCCTGTGCGCCAGCAGTCAAAGGAGCATACCGACCAGCCGCCTGTTCTGCCTCAGTCAAGCCTTGACCAGACAAAGCCATGATGCGGTCTTGCATCGCCTTGAGTTCTGGTGTTAACTGATAACCAGCACTTGTCAATTGACCAGTTGTAGGATCAAACCCAAACTGTGATGCGCCAAAGCGCGTGGTAACGCCAACAGGACGAAACTTCTGTGCTTCTGCCGCAGTTGTTGCCGCATCCCTAATTGCTTGGGCAGAGATTTGAGCTGCTTGCACATTGGCTTGGTTGGTCAACAAACCACCAGCAGCACTAACTCCAGCACCAATCAATCCTTTTGTTAGGTTTGGATTAGATTGAAAAAGTTTTAATACATCTCCAATTCTCAATCCAGTATCTTTTGCAGTTTGCTGTGCAGCTTGAGCAAGTGAATAATATGCCTCGCCTTGAGGAGTTTTATCAATGTCTTGCGTCATTTGATAAATTAACTGTTGTTCTTCAGGGCTGAAATTGTAAGGAGTGGTGTCCTGTAACTCAGTCGCAGGAGCATTCATCTCTTCATCATAGGTTGCCATATTTCCTCCAGTATTTCCAGTAATCGGTGTTTGTGGTGCTGGTGTAGGTGGTGTGAATCCAGAACCATCATTAATAATGTCTTTTGTATCAAATGATGATGCAGTTGTGTCTACCTCAAAAGGAGCCAACTGATTCTGCAAATCTTGTTTTCCAGCAAGAGCCTGTTGTTCAGTGGGAACAGTTGCAACAGAGCCTGGAATAAGTGAATCAACTTTTATGTTGCTAACACCACGAATCAATGCTTGCTCACCAGTTTTGCCAGCAAGCAAACCAGCAGTAGTTCCAGCGGCTACTTGACCTGCAACAGCAGAGCCAGTTGCTTGTGCAGCAGTGCCACCAGCAAGACCAGCACCACTGCTAGTAATGCCAGCTTTAACAGCATCCTCTGGGTTCTTACCAGCCAAAAGATTGGTTGATGTACTGGTGACAAAGTTCTTTAATGTTCCAGGATCGCCAACAAGATAACTTCCAACAGCACCACCAGCAGCGCCAATAACACCAGCTTTCAACGCTTCTTCTGGAGATTTACCCTGTGCAACTTGTAGGGCGGCATTTGCCACACCAGTACCGATTGCTGTAGCTACAGCCGCAGATGTTGCCGCTGGAAGCAGTCCAGCAGTTATCATCTGTTGACCAATAGCCGAACCAACACCTGGAGCCGCAATGCTTAATGCAATGGCGGCAATCAGTGGTGCGTTTTGAGATAGGCTTAAATCTTTATCTAGTTGGGCTAGATTTTGGCTAACTGATTGTTCAACAGGTTGAAGAACATTTGTTACTTCACGACTGATAGCAGTAGTTGGGTCTATGCTTGCAAGGAAATTACCAAAACTATCCCCGCCTTTATTTTGTGCCGCAGTAATTGCCGCAGATTCCAATCTATCTGCCGATGCCTTTGCAATCAATGCGTTATAAGGAGTGCCAAACAACACCATATTGTTTAGCATTCCTATTTCATTAGACAATTCAACAGGAAATCCCGACTTTCCTTTTCCAGCACGAGCCGCTTCTTCTTGGGCAGTATTAGCTTTGTAATAGTCGTACCATAAATTAGTTAACTCTTGAAATCTTTTAGATTGTTCTGCTGTTATCGCCATATCAAACCCCCAATGCCAAAAGAACCTGCAAGCACTTGCAAGTTACATTGAGATTGTTTTGTACTGCTTTCATTAGACAGTGCCGTTAGCCACAATGTTGCCCAACACAGTCAGGTTGCCAGAACTGTCAATCTTCATCACATCTGTTCCTGAGTGACGAATAAGTAGATTAGACCCACTCTCAACAAAGCTGAAATTGGTGAAGGTTCCATCTGCCTTGGTTGCAATGGCAGTGGAAATGTTGGTGAACTCAGTATCAATCTCAGTTCCCTTGACAACCTTGCTTGCATTCCCTGGCGACAAAGCATCTTTAGCCGCAAAGTTGGTGGTTTTGGTGTAATTTGCCATGTTTCTTCCTTAAACCAGTTTGCCATTCTTGGCTTGAATCTCAATCTTTTGAATGCTCACAGGATACCCATTGATCTGCACTTCATAACCTGTCTGCACAGTCTTGCCAGAACCTGATGTTTGACCAACCAAAGTCTGCAAAGAAATACCATCTGAGTAGTAGGCAACAGGAACGCCATTTGCCCCATATTCAGCAGTACCATATTCAGCAACAGTAGACTGAGGAATTTGCAATGTGGTGGAGTAATACTGACCAGTGAAGTCATATCCCCACTTGATGATGAAGCCTTGGCTTGAACCACCGATCACCACCACAGCAATGCGCTTCAGGATAGATGTGACATTGGGCGCACCCAGGTCAGCATAGGTGGTGAAATACTG